TTTCTTGCTGATAGGCCGCGTATCATAACGATCCTTTTAGTATGACACGCGGACTATCAACAACCCCCCTCCCGGCTCCGTCGTAGGGCCAGGAGGGGGGCGATAGGGGGCTTGGTTACTTGCCGTGGCGGGATCCGCAGTGGCAGGATCCGCAAAGCCCGCCATTATCGTCTTCGTAGATCTCGGGTTCGTTGGCGTGATCTCCGTTGATGTCTTCAGACTTGAGAACCAACGGGTATCCGCATTCACGGCATGTGGAGGGATTCGTCTTTGGTTGGAATTCGGGGCTAGGCGGAATGTCACGATAAACATGCTTGGTCAGGACGATCCGATGACGATCCGCCCAATCGACCGCAAGAGTGCTCATGGGCTCGTCAAGGAGCGTGATGATGTGCGACGCACCCTTGGGAGCGTAGGAAATGCGAAGGTAATCCATGCCGTTCTTGTGGTACGCCATCATGCTGAAGACATGTTCCCAAGACTGAACGCTAGTGTGCACGCCTGCGGTCTTGTGTCCAAGACGAGTAACGATTGCGGGACGGGAGAGATTGCGGAGCGTGCCGAAGAAGTGTGCCATTCTAAACCCCTATCTGCGATCTTTGCGATGCCTCGCACGATGCGAGGCAATGCGTTCAGGATAGCGGCTACTGACCCAATGTCAAGCAACCCTAGCCGTAAGTAGAAGATTTATTGTGATTCCGTCCAGATGATAGGCCGCGTCCAAGCAAATGACGGAGTCATTTAGCGATCCTTAGCGGCCTATCATAGGTAAATAATAAAACCCCCCAAGATTTCTCTTGGGGGGTTAGTTCAGTTTGCGATGGAGTCTAGGCCCAACTCTGCGATGGGTGTGATGTCCTTGACGTTCACCTGTCCCGAAGCAAGAAGTTCGGCATCTTCATCCTTGATCACCATGATGCTGCACCCCTTAGCATCCGTGTACGTTTCTCCGTCATTCAACACCACTATGATGTGCATAATATGTCTCCTGCCCCATTAGTGGGGCGATTAGTGTTATGGGGATTAGAGCCACTAATCTGTACGCTGTCAAGGGGGTCGCGTCCCTCTTATCGGCGGATTTGTAGATTTTGATAGGCCGAGATCATTGCCATCCTTTTAGCATGATCTCGGCCTATCAGCACAGCTAGCCTCCCCGAAGGGAGGCAGGGCCGAAGCCTCTTCGCTGTGGAGATGTTCAGAGTTCCGACAGATTGACCTTTCGGGCCGGAACGACAGAGACGTTTGATTCGAGGAACACGACAGCGCCGGTGGTTGAGTCGAACGTGTAGTTCGGAGTGTCGGACACTTCGCGAACTTCCCATTCCTTCAGCGCAAGCCATCTACGGAACAAGTCGTTTCCGTAGGCAGTCGCGGCCTCGTGCGTGTCGAACACGAGACCATTCGTTGCCCATTGCGCGGATGGAGTGCCACGAACGTCGTTGCAGTACACTTTGTATCCCATACTTATCTCCGTGCCCCTATGGGGCGGTTTGGGTATGCGTCAATCATAAATCATCGAATCGATTGTGTCAAGTCCCTTTGTCAGATTATTGATAGGCCGCGATCAGAGCGATCCTTTTAGCCTGATACGCGGACTATCATCATAAAGGACAATAAAAAACCTCCCGGATTTCTCCGGGAGGGGGTTGACAAACTTTGTCCCTGCCGTTAGCAGTAGTGCGGCGTGTAAAGGCGCTCCTCATTACAGTAAACGGTACGCAGATTGCGTGGACGCAGGCGTCGGATGCGCCCGTCCTGATCCGGTTCGCTGATCGGGCATTCGCCCGGGAACTCCAATTGGGCGAATATCCCATGGCAGTAGTCCAGCGATCCGATGCTGTCCGGGTCCAGCCCAAGTCGGTCGGCCTGCGCGAGGCACCAGTCGTTATAGTTGGCGTCGGCCGACTCCAGTTCCCGATACTTGCGGTTGAGCAGCGGTTCCACCTCCTTCAGGCATAGGCGCGCCTTCCGCATGGAGCGGAAGATCGCCACCGAATCCACCACCGAATCGGTGTACCACCACCCGCCCTCCTCCGGGCCGCCGTAGCAGCGTTGACTGACGTAGATGACCACCGCGACGGATCCCTTTGGAAGGGCATCGGGGGCGGACACGAAGTGCTTAAATGGCTTTCTCATGGTTGACTCTCCAGTCAGGGTGCGAACCCCTCGCGCACGCGAGGGCACGGGAGCATTATACCAAATACCGGGCGATCAAACAACCGATAGATGCAGTCCAAAGCAAGATGATAGGCCGCGTATCAGAGCGATCCTTTTAGCCTGATATGCGGACTATCAACACCCCTCCCAGCCCCGGAGGGCTGGGAGGGGGAAGGTTTCAGGCGATGGCGTGGAGGCAGAGTTCCCGGTCCGTGAACTTCTTCAGAATGCCGTCGATCTGGTGGCGAACATCCAACTGGCTCACAGCCGGAGTATTGAAGGCGAGGGCCAGCCCATGCCGCAGAGCGTAAAGAGCGGTGGGACGCGAGTCCTTCTTCGTTCCCCACTCCATGTCATCAATCTTCACCAACTGCAAGCCGTTGAGCGTATCCAGCCACCCACGGATCTGTGCGGCTTCGCAGCAGAAGCCCTCGGCTTCCACGCCGTCGCACCACTGGTAGAAGAGCCTAACATTATCAATCTTCATGGCGTTTCCTCGCGGAAAGTGTCACTAGGCAGGCCGCACGACGCGGCTGCTGCGTACATTGTAGCGTCTGTCTGCTGTCTGTCAAGTACCTAGTCGCGTAGTTGATAGGCCGTCCACCATAGTGATCCTTCTAACATGGTGGACGGCCTATCAAAATAAAAGACAAAAGAACCCCCCGCCCGGGTTCCGTCGTGTGGACCGGGCGGGGGGCGATTGGGGGCGAGTGTGTCAGGGCCGATCGTCACCCGTCAAGGCATACTGCAGGCCCCGAAGGGGGAAGGCGAAGAACAGGCCGAGAAGGCAGAGGATGAGGCCGACCGCGTAGCAGGCGATCTTCATGCCGATCGGAGCGGCCTGATACGCGATGATGGCGCAGAGGATGGGAGTCGGGATGACCATCGTGAAGAGGCCGAGGCCGATGATGATGCGATCCCACATTGAACCGAAGTACTGTTGCATACTAGTCCCAATCTGCCCCTTGGGGGCAAGAGAAGTGAGGGGGGGCCGGGACCGTCCCGGCCCCCCACGGGCAGGCGTCCTATGCCTGCGCCGCCCACACGCGGTGGACCTTGTTGACCTTCACACGGCGGCGGGTGTCGGGCTTCTCGGGAGTCGGGATAACCCAAAAGTAGACCCACACGCCATCAGCAGCCACGATCATGCGAGTGATCTCGCGAGGCTCGGTGAACCGACCCGTGCCTGCCTTGTGCCATTGCACAAAGCCTCTGCCGCAGGCGTTGACCTCGGCGCACGCTGCGCGAACCTCTTCCGGCGTCATCTTCCGGGCCATGTGGCCCCCCAATCTGCCCCCGAAGGGGCGGAAGTAGCGAAGGAACGCACGACGCGTTCCAGATACCCGAACTATACCCGATGGAACGCTACGCGCAAGGCTATTCGGCCCGGATTCTGCCCGGAATCTGCAGAAAGAAATCTGCAAATCTTGGGAGATTTGGCTTGACATCGTGTCCAAACAGTGCTACGGGTCCCGTTTGGCACCGGATGCCTCGCGGCTTGCCAAATCGCCTCTAAAATTTTTCATTTTTCCTCAAAAATATGGGTCCCCTTTTAGATACCCCCACACCCTATCCAAGAAAATGGGTCCCCTTTGGGTCCCTTTTATGGGTCCCCTTTTAGTATCCCCATCTCCTACATATTTTCATGAAGTCCTTTTCTGAATTTCTATCTGAATCTTTAAAATTTAACAAAGCACTTCTTGGAATGCCTGCTGTAAGAAGCATCATGACAAGAAGCAAGGTGTTAACCCCAGAAGGACTTCCTCGTACTGTATTTCATGGAACCAGCGCTGCAAAAGATTTCAGAAAATTTGGCATAACGAGAGATTTTGGATTTCATTTTGCAGAGGATCCAAAGCTTGCTGAACGTGCATTGAGATCTAGATTGGGTGGTACTACGCAAAAAGGTGGTCCCCGCATCATTCCAGCATTTTTAGATATCAAGAATCCTGCTCCATTTGATGAAATCACAAAAGAAGATAATTTTGAAGCCCCCGGTGCATGGCTATTTTCGGATGTAGTGAGAAAAATGGCTGATCGTGGAGTGTTTTCCGTAAACCCAGAAAGGAATCAATTTGAAATGGATCCTTCCGATGCTAGCTACCGTGGTGTTTCGTTGCGTGGAGAAAATATTCCAGGATATGGAAAATTAGTTCCAGCAAAAAGAAAAGTTGGTAAGATAGACGTAGATACCGGATCTTACATTCGCGACACCACCGAAAAGGCAAAAGAACAAGCTGGAGGAAGTTCTAAATTTTTTAAACTTCCAACAATAGAACGAAACAAAATTTTATTAAAACATTTAGTAGGGGATCTGCGTGGACTCGGATACGATGGTGGTGAATATGAAAATAAATTTGAAGGAAAAGGAAAAACTTGGGTTGCATTTGACCCTCAACAAGTTGTCTCGGCAATAACCGGAAAAACAATGGGCTCAAAATAAAAATGGGTCCCCTTTTAGTATTTCCCAGTCACTAAATATTTTCATGCTTTCATTCAAACAATTTTTAATAGAAGAAGAAAAAAGTGCTTTTCAGGAAGTTAAAGCAGACCTTGAGGATACTCCTGCAATTTCAATGGGAAAAAAATTGGTGGCCAAGGGGGCTAATATGGTGACTCAAGGTGCAGGAAATTTGGTGGGTCCCGTTTCAAGCATCGCCCAAGGGGATGTAATAGGAACGATGCTTTCTTTGGGAAAGAATGCAAGCCCAATCGGAATGGCCCATAGTGCTCTTATGATGGGAAAAGAAGCAAATGCCACTCCGTATCCTCTGGAATCAGAGATTGAAAGCCAAAATGCAAAGGATGATTTACTTTCCGCTGCAATGAACCCCAATGATAATGCCGTTCCTCAGAAAGGACCGGCAGAATTGAAGAGAGCAGAATTTAGAAGAAAACAACAAGAATACATGAGCAACGTCGGTAGTGACGAATATTGATTTATTTTGGGAATTGTATCCAGATGCACAAAGCATTGCCATCTACAATGGCAATTTGATCGTAAAAATTAAACTTTAGGTCCCGAAATTCTTACCTGTGAAGGTTTTTCTGCCTTTAAAGCAGAATCAACTTCTCTTTTTGATTGTCTATCAATACCTTTTTGCATTATGGGTTGCATTGCAGATACAGGGTCAATAGCAGCTTGTGCTGCGCCTAAAGCTTTATCTGTTGCATTAGCTGCCCAATCAGGCATTTTGGATAAAGTTTGATGTGTGATTTTTTCAACATCATCAAATACTCCCAATTTTTCTGCTGCTGGTTTTACAAGGTATTCCCCTACCAATCCTCCTACTAAGCCACCTCCAAGATTTAACGCACTGTTTGTTGCAGAAATTTTTTTATCATAATTTAATTTTTCTGTTTTTAACTTTTTTAATCTATTCGCCGCTCTAATAAGATCGTCTTGTGATAGTTTTTCTAATCGATTTACAATTCTTTTTTGGGTTTCTGGATCTTTAGTAAATCTTAATTGATATTCTTCTGCTGCTTTAGAAAAATCATATCCTGGTTTTTCCATTTCTACTTTTTTCTGCGTCCAATGTTTAACAATATCTTTTTCTGTTGGAATCTGTTTGCTTTCAATATTTTCGATATTACCTCTTAGTTCACGCCCGACCGGGCCGCGATCCCACGCCTTAAAATACCTTCCATCACCATAAAAAGGAGGGTCAACAACATCTAGCGCTACTTTCCTAGTAAGTGGTTCTGTAGCAATATTTGCTCCACCTACTAATGTTGGTTTATCTTCATTTTTTTCCTCACTTTGAGCTTCATTTAAAAGATGTTGAAGATAATTAATTTTTTGTTGAAGATTTTCGCATAAATTTTTATAATATTTTGTTATTATATCATTCATTTTTTAATTCTTTTTATTATTTAGGATAAAAAAATTATTTTTTTTTCGTTTTCTTCTTTGGTTTTCTGTGGCCAAAAAACTTTGATATGGATAACTGTGCCAAATTTCCAATAATACTTTGAACTTTTTGATTTGGATGTTTTCTAGTTTTGTCTTTTGGGTTCCCAGTGTCACCAAGTATACTAGTTATTTTTGCGGCTGTTGCCCAGTTATCTTCTGCATCCATTCCACTTGCATAAGGTTTGCCCAAGGCATCATCGGCATATTCATATGCAGCTTCAAATTCATTTGATATACGGGAATCGTCATGCTGGCGAACAACTCTTTCTGAATTCATTCCTAGTTCATGGGCTAATGGTAACTGATCTGATCTTTCCTTTTGTCTTAAAGGAAGACGTCTTTTTTGGCTTTCTACTGCTCTGGCAATACGACCAGGATCCTTGCCGCCATGTTTTAAAGCTTTTTTGAGCGTTCCTTCATTTAACATGTTTTCTAAGAAATTTACTTCTTCTTGAAGTTTTTCTGCTAAAGTTTTGTAATATTTTGTTAAATATTTCATATTTTTCTTATTTTCTTTTTTTATTTCTTCTTTGTTCTCTTCTTTTCTTTACATTTCCATGATGACTTGATGTAGATAAATTTTTCAAATTGCCGATAATATCTGCTATAGATTGATCTGGATTGGCTGGGAGCTTGATGGCATGCCTGCGTTCCGGTGCACGATCACCAATTATTGCTCCAAGCTTTTTTGATCGTTCCCAATGTTTATTTGCTTCTAGGGATCCTGCAGATTTTTTTTCAGGTTTTCCTAGGGCACCATCGCCATAAGAATAGGAAGCTTGCCGTTCACGAAATTTACGTTCGGTGTCAATATCCATTAAATCTGAAAGATATGTTGACATTCCATAAAATCCTGGTATTTGGAGTCCATCAGCGGCTTTTGATTGAATTTTTTCCGTTCTTTGGTCTTGTCTATCTACCAATCTTCTTTGTTGGCTGTCTACTGCTCTGGCAAGAAGACCAGGATCCTTGTGTCCTGCTCTCATTGCTCTTTTATATGTCGCTTCATTCAACATATTTTCCAAAAAATTTATAATCGTTTCTTCCATTTTCATGGCATCTTCTGAATCAGCTTCTCTGCGACGGTCGCTTGGTTTTGGTTTTTCAGATTTTTTTACCCCTTGGTTATTAAATATACGTCTTACTTTTCCGTCACCAGGCCATTTTGAAAAATTATCTGTAATTTTGGATAATTCTGATTGTCCCTCTTTAGATAAAACCCCCATTGTTTTTTCAATTCTTCTAATTTTTTCACGAACATCATTACCGGGTTTTGCGGCTTCTCTGCGGCGATCTGCTTTTGTTTTTGGGTGCGCTTCATTCAACATATTTTCCAAGTAATTTATTTTTTGCTGAAGATTTTCACATAAATTTTTGTAATAATTGGTTAAGTAGTTCATTATATTGTTTCTTCTTTATTCTATTAGTGTGGTTGAGGACCATCTTGAACCTCCCAATCATCCTCTTCTCTATAGTCGTCAGCTGCATCTTTTACTTTTTCTTTGTCAATTTGATTTCTTCTATCTTTGGCACGAACGGTATTATAGTCTCTTTCTTTTTTTCCGTGCTTCTTCTTTTTTCCCTTTCCCTCAAGAATGGCTCTGATGGAACTTTCAAGAGTGTAGCCGACAGAAGACTCTTCTTTCATTACCATATCTTCTTTTTCTACTTTTTCTTTTTCCTCTTTTGGATCGGTTTTCTGTGTTTTGATGTTCAGTGGAACTCTTTTGGCATCAGATCCTTCTTTTGTTGAAGGTTCTGCAAGTGGTTTTTCTGCTTTCTTGGTTTCTTCAAGAAGTGAAAGTTTCTCTTGCAATTCAATTACTCTCTTTTGGAGTTGTTCCGATAGTTGTTTATAGTGATTCGTTAAGTAGTTCATGAAAATATTTAGAATAAATAGTCTTATGGACTACATGGCAAGATATTATCAAAATAAATGCAAAAATTTGCAAGAAGAATTAATTCGTTTGCAAAATTTGCTTGAAATTGCTTCAGCTCCAGAAAAAAAAGAGCCATCTTTCAAAGATAAAATTGCATCCAGAATAGATGCTAATACCTCTGGTGGCGAAAGAGCAGATGCGGCAGCAAGTGAATTTTTTGGTTCAGTGCAAAAAATGGCCTCAATGATTAAAAATAAGGGCATTAAGCCAGAATTGGATTCTATTGCTAGTGAAGTTGAAAAAAAATCCCAAAATGTGCAAACAGGGAATCCAATTAGTGATGCAATAGTAGGTGGAGTCAGTTCTTTTGCGGGAGAAAAAATTGCTGATGCTCTTAGAAGCAATGCTGCAGCAAATGTTGCAACAACTTTTGCGATGAGACAAAGACATTCCGACAAATACAAAGAAATTGATGCAGAACGTAAAAAATTACTTGATGCTGGAAAAACTCCAGCACAAGCAGAGTCAGATTTGCAATCTCGCTATAAAAATTATTACTATAAATTAGATCAATGAAAAAATTTAAAGAATATCTTCAAGAATATTTGGATGTATTTGGCGGTTCCAACAAAAAAATGGGAAAAGCAAGTAGCAAGATGCGTGACAAGTATAAAAAAATCCTTTTGGCTCAGGTTAAAGGAAAGCATCCTTATGCCAAAACGGAAATAGAAAATTTAATGCAGTGGATGAAATTTTGACGCCAAGAGTACTCTAAGGTATCTTTAAAGAACTCTATAGAATACTCTTTAAAATATTTTTTAAATAACCTTTAAAGTTATCTTTAAGATATTATAAGTTCTTTTGGTGGGTTTGTCAAGAGAAAAATCTAAATATTTTTATGAATAATAATCAGCATAACCGTAAACTTTTTGAGCAGGCTTTGGTTGATGTTTCAAATCAAGAAAAACAACAATTAAACGAAATTATTGGAACAGCTCTTGCGGTTGCTGCTGGTGTCGGCGCTCTTGCATTTGGAAAGCAACAATGGGATGCATATAAGGAAAAACAAAGTGCTGCTGCCCAAGCTAATCAAAAAGCAGCCTTGGAACAACAAAGAATACAAGCTCAAATTAAAACAGAAAAAGCAGCCAGAAAACTTGCAAAAGCAAAACGTAAAGCACTTGAAGCAAAAGCCGAAGCAGATGCAATAACCGGAGAAGCAAGGGCAGACGAGACTAGAGCAAATATTGATAATTCACGAAGCAGAACTGCTGCACAAAATGAAGTAGATAGAGCAAGAGCAGCAGCGTTGACACAAAATGCAGATACTAATGCACAAAAAGCAAAAGATGCTGCAGAAAATACTGGAGAATTGAATAAAGCAAGAGCAGCAGAACTATTGGCAAGAGCAGAATGGCACAAGGTTCGTGCTTCTACATCTGGAGTTGGTGATGAAGATATTGACGCAGCAATGTCAGAACCTCCACCAACAGCAAAACCAAAAGCCGCTACAGCTACTCCAACAGAAGCTCCATCGGCCGCACCAAAGCCAGCAGCTGCACCAAAGCCAGCAGCAGCTCCATCAGCTGCACCAAAGCCAGCAGCTGCACCAAAGCCAGCAGCAGCTCCATCAGCTGCACCAAAGCCAACAGAGGCTCCTACAACTTCTCCCGAAAGCACAATTACACTTAGTGGAAAAGATATTTTTCCCGCAACATTTAGTTTTAGTGCAACAGATGCTTTCCGTAGTTTAATTAATCCTAGTACATTTGCAAGAAGTGGAGCCACGGAAACACCACCAGAAACTCCAACTTCTGCACCAGCAGCTGTTCCAGCGGCAAGTGCACCAACTCCAGCCGTAGAAACTCCACCAACATCTGGCAGATTACCAACAGTTCCGAAAAAAAGAACTAAACCAAAATCAGAAGAACCTTCTTTATTTACTGGTGGCGAAGTAACAGCAGCCGCTGCAACTCCATCAAGACCATCTAGAGGTGGCTCCAAAGGAAAGCCTGCAGCTACAGCAGCAACTCCTGCTCCAGCCGCAACACCAGCCGCAACACCAGCAGCCGCTCCTGCTCCATCAAAACCAGCTAAAGGTGGCTCCAAAGGAAAGCCTGCAGCTCCAGCAGCAACTCCTGCTCCAGCAGCAGCACCAGCCGCAACACCAGCAGCAACTCCTGCTCCAGCAGCAGCACCAGCCGCAACACCAGCAGCCGCTCCTGCTCCATCAAAACCAGCTAAAGGTGGCTCCAAAGGAAAGCCTGCAGCTCCAGCAGCAACACCAGCAGCCGCCCCTGCTCAAGTAATAAGAAGAAATAGAAGACCAGTAAACCCAAATCCGGCAGCAGTTCCATTGGGTACAGAGGCAGGAACTGGAGCACCCTCCACTCCCACTGCATCAACACCATCAGAACCACCACCAGTCCAGCCAAAAGCACGAAAAATTTCTGGAGCAAGGGTAGCTCAGGTTGCTGCAACTTTAACTGGAGGAAGTTCATCTTCTTCTGGAGAAGGCAGAAAACCAGGAGAGTGGAGAACGGGAGCTTTGCACTATAATCCTATGGCTCCACAGGGATCAGAAAGAGTGCAACAAAGAAACAAAAGAAATGATCCTAATGCAAGAAGACCAGATCCAAATACTGGACATGGTTCAGATGATTTAGATAGAGACATACCAGACCCAGAGGATCTTGAAGATGGTGTAATTCATATCTACAAGAACATGATTATGGAAAAGGTATTAACTTTTAATAAATAATTTGTGGTCATTACAGAAAAAAATAATTTAAAAAATACATTTTTTATTCTTCAAAAAATAGATAAATTTTCTATTTTTAAAGATTTAGTCACAAAAATAAAATTACTTAGAAAAATGCCATTTCATGAAGTATTTTTGATTTTTTCAATTCAAAATTATGATAATGTTTATTCAGAATTGGAAAAAGAAGATGTAAAGGTTGTTGGATTTATTCAAAATAAAGATAACACAATAACCATGAAAGTATCTTAACATGGGGAAATCAGATCCAAAAAATTGGAATGATTATGAAATTGTAGAGCAAAGTGACAATAATGATTATCCTCCGGCCAGAAGTCTTTTCAATGAATCGGTTGCACCACCAATAAGTGAAGAAGCAAGAGAAGCTTCTAGGACAATTGACAGAGGATTGAGTCAAATAAGAAATACTGAAGATTTTGGATTTGACGATACTACTTTTGGTGGTCCAAATACAGATGATATGCCGATTGAAGAATATGGTGACGTTGAAGACAGAACCGAAAATATTTTAAAAAATTTAGAAAAAGATTTAAATTACTCTGCTTATTTCTATGAAAGATATGGAAATGTAGATGTTTATTTTTCTTTAGAAGATATATATCGATCCATTGGTGTTTTTACAAGTTCTGATAAAAGAGTAAATATAAAAATAATCAAAAATGGGACAATTTTTATCGGTGATTATGTTTCACCAAATCAAATTATTGAAGAATTGATTGACGGAGTCGTTTCTTTTTTGGTTTTTAAGGTAAATGGAACTCCAGCTTTGATAACAGGAACCTTAAAAGAAGAATTGGTAAATGGTGAAGAGCATGTAAGGGAAGCAGCATTTTCTCTTTTACCAGATGGTAGGGTTTTATTGTGGAATGTGATGAAACAAAAATGGAGTTCTTTTTATCCAGACAATTTAATTGAAATGACACGAGATGATACATCTGCATTCGAATAAATATTTGTGTGGAAGAACCAGAAGATTTACTCAAAACGGAACGCCATCTTAATACTCTTTTGTTGAGAGAGGCAAGACTCATAATCAAAAATTATGAATCATATCTTATGGACAAAATGTCTTCCAAGACTCTTGCTGAAAAAATGTTGAGCCTTGCACATATAGTAAAAAGAGTTGACGAGTTCAATAAAAAGTCTTGATTTTAATTTTTACCGTGGTAGAATATACATATGTTTTATTGTGATCATAATGCCCCATTGGGCGAAGCGCTTGATTATTCTGACGTTTTGATTGTTCCTTCTTTGTCTGAAGTTAAGTCTAGAAAAGATATTAGTCTTGAAGTTGAAACAACTTTTCGTTGTGGCACTTCTTGGAACGGTGTTCCAATTATGGCAGCAAACATGTCTACGGTTGGAACACATAATATGGCCAAGGTTTTGGCAGAATACAAGATGGTAACATGTCTCCGCAAAGGTGGAGATTATTATACTGCGTTCGTGGCAACAAATCCTGAATTTGAAAAATATGTTTCGCTTACGCTGGGGCTTGATGCAGACAGCAAACTGTTTGTTGACAAGGCAGATATCAAAGATCCAACGTTTGTTTGTATTGATGTGGCGAATGGTTATATGACGGAGTTTCATAAATTTATAAAGAAAGTAAGAGAAAAATGGCCGAAGTCAATTTTGATTGCAGGGAATGTAGTGACCCAAGAAGGGGTCGTGGCATTATCGGATTCTGGAGCAGACCTAGTAAAGATAGGAATAGGATCGGGATCGATGTGTCTGACCCGGCGAGTGGCAGGAGTAGGATATCCCCAGCTCTCCGCAGTGCTAGAGTGTGCTCAAACAGCAGAAGCATCCGGTATTGGGATCGTTGCTGATGGTGGTATTATCTATCCAGGAGATTTTGCAAAATCATTTGTAGCGGGTTCGGCATTTGTCATGGCTGGAGGAATTTTTGCTGGTCATGATGAATGTGGCGGTGAAATCAGGCATATGGAGCATGGAAGGCTGACAATGTTGCATTATGGAATGAGCAGCAAAACTGCAAATGAAAAATACAACGGTGGCCTTTCAGATTATCGCGCCTCAGAGGGGCGCACGGTGGAGGTCCCTTACCGTGGATCTGTACGAAATACGATACAAGAAATTTTTGGTGGTATTCGGTCGGCTTGTTCTTATGTTGGTGCTTTTGACTTGCCTTCTTTGTATGAGCGTGGTAGAATGGTGAGAGTCAATCGTACTTTGAACAGTGTTTTTGAAGAAAATGAAATATGAATATTTTTGTTTTAGATGAAGACCCGCTTAGTGCTGCATCAATGATGTGCGACAAGCATGTTGTCAAGATGATTTTGGAATCTTGCCAATTGCTTTCGACTGCGCACCATTTTCTTGATGGAAAGCAAGTTTTAGTTGAAGGAACTAAGCGCAAATATTTTTCTTATTCAAATGGAAATAATAATATTTGCAAGTGTACTATGATAAATCATCCTTGCACCATTTGGGTTCGGGCCAATAAGTCAAATTATATGTGGCTTTGGAATCATGCATATTCTCTTTGCAAAGAATATACTCTTCGTTATGGCAAAGAGCATGCAATGGAAAAAATGCTTATGATGGAGCTTTGTAATCCGCCTATCAACATTCCGCAGGGAAGCATTACTCCATTTGCACAAGCAATGCCAGAAAAATATAAGCATCCAGATGCTGTAGTTGCTTACCGAGCTTATTATGTTTATGAGAAGTCTAGGTTTGCAAAGTGGAAGAATAACAATATACCCGACTGGTATGTCGCTAGAGTTGCTTAATTATTTTTGTTTTGGAACTCTTACTTTTTGACCAGGTTGTATTTTCATTGGATCTACATTAGGATTGGCGGCTTTGACTCGTTCCATTCCTTGATTTGTGCTTCCACCAATTTTCCAAAAAGTATCTCCGGGTTGTACAACGTAATCTTCTGAATCCGTTGATTGTTTTGCAGTTTCTGTTTCAACAGGCTTTACCGAAGGCGTTTCTACAGGTTTAACGGGCTCCGGTGTTTTGGGTTGTTCTGCTGTTTTTGTTTCTCCAGGTTTGCAATTTGGGCCAGTGCATGTTAAATATGTTTCTTTAAACTTAGAAACATTTTTTGCCCAATGTCTATTTAAATCATTAGGATCATTTGCCACACCTCTTGGTGCCCATCTGTTTCCCATGAATGTTACAAAGTCAGTAGACTTGTCAGATTTTTCATATCTTTCTCTATTTTTTAGAATCGATGATGCCGCCCATCCTGCTTGACGATCTAAAGTTTGTTGATCGGTATCTCCGGGTTGCTCCATAGCTGCAGGAGTCAATACACCAAATTGTCTACCTCTTCTCCCACCCTCCCCCCTTCGTATGGCAAAAAGCATTGAAACATTTTCGTAATCGGTTGGTTCAATATTATTTCTTTTTGCGGCACCAATTACAGTATCATATTCATCTGGAAAATGAGCTTTTAAATTTTCATGAAATCTTGTGTGATAATCTTCTTCAGTTTGTTGTGCTGCTTGTTGCTCGCTTAAAAATACTTTAAAACTTTTCATGTTTGTGCTTGCTATTAAAAGAGCTAGTGGTATAATAATGCGTAATAAAGGAAACCACATGAACGTAAAAGTATTTAGACTAAAGTCCAATGAAGAGATCATCGCCCGTTACGAGGAAAAGGATGATGGCTACCTTTTCAAGGATCCTGCAGTTTTGATTCCAATGCAGCAAGGACAAATTGGTCTGATGCCTTGGCTTATGTATACAAAGGCAGACAAGGGTATTTTGATTCCAAAAAGTTTTATTGCTTTTACTGTAGATCCGCTTGATGAGATGAAGGAACAGTACGACGCAAGCCTTAATAAGGGTCTCGTTACGCCTAACAAGACGGTGAAGAAGTCGCCGTTGAAGCTGACGACGGATTAATGAATATTGAATCTATAACCAAGTTTTACATTCCTATTGCCAAGCCTCTTTCTATGGCAATGGAAAGACAGAAGAAACATATTTCTATAATTGTTCATAAAAAAGAAATAGTTTCAATTGGTCAAAATGAGTACAAGACTCATCCTCAGAGCGTAAAACTTGGTTATAGATATCCAGAGATGCATTCAGAATTGGATGCATTTAGAAAAGTTCCAAGAAGTCTTAGGGATAAAAAGTTGATTCTTCTTAATTTTAGATTCAACAGGTTTGGGCATTTTAGAAATGCAAAGCCTTGTCCTGTTTGCCACAAATGGTGTAAAGATATTTTTCATGATATTTTTTATACTACTGACGATGGGCTTGTTCAGCTGGAGGATTAATGGAAACCCGTAATATTATTGATCATTATGCATACTGGAGAGACGATGCAATCAGGGCTGATCTTGACAATAAGCGCTATAACTATTCAGTTGTGTGTTGCAATATTGGTAACGATTTTAATATTGCAACCGTTATACGTAATGCTAATGCGTTTTTGGCGAAAGAAGTAATAATTTATGGTAACAAAAAGTATGACCGTCGTGGGACGGTTGGCACTCATCATTATACCAACTTTCGTCATGTCAAAGGGATTGACAATCTCAATGCCTATTTTGAAGAAAGCATTTCCAAGCATGAGGGCAAAGTTGAATTGCTTGGAATTGACAATATATGTGAGGCAAAAGACCTAAACCAATTTGAGTTTGATCCAGATATTCATTACATTATGATTTTTGGTCAGGAACAAATTGGCGTTCCGAGTGATGTACTAAGTATGTGTGATCATGTACTTTACATTCCTCAGTACGGTTCGGTGAGAAGTATTAATGTTGGCTCTGCAAGTGCAGTTGTGATGAATTCATATTGTTCTGCAGTGCAAGCGACTCTGGGCCCCGGAGTATAATTTTTTGGGGCTTTCCTTCCCCGGTGGTGTAACGGTAGCACAATTGACTCTGACTCAATTTGTCTAGGTTCGAATCCTAGCTGGGGAATTATAAATATTGTTACCATGCAGATTATTACTCCATTTTTAACAATTTTAAATCAATTAAAAATTTTACATTGGCAAACTAAATCTTATGCTGAACACAAAGCTTTAGGCAAAGCATATGAATCTATAGATCCTCTCGTTGATAATTTTGTAGAAGTTTATATTGGAAAATACGGAAATATAAACGCAAAAGAAAATTTTAAACTTACTGTTGAAAATTACTCTTCAAAACCTTGCAAGGAGGCAATTGAAGAGTTTATCAATATGACAGAAAATATTAGAAATAATTTACAGGAATCCGATACAGAACTCCTAAATATTAGCGATGAGATACTAGCTGTTCTACAGCAAACCAAGTATCTTCTTCGCTTAACATGAAAATTCCAGAACTAACTTACGAAATCCGTTCGTTGGCTCGCAAAGAACAAGATCCTTCTCGCAAGGATCTTTTTTATCAGGTAGCAAGTCTTCTAGAATACACAGATGATCTTGTGAAACAATGTGATCTTGCCGTTTGCGATGGCCTTAAATCTGGCACAGGACCCATAGAACAAAACGGGGAAACAAAATATCCCGTGAATGAACAAGTATTAGGCATGATGGAAGATTTCCTTCATGAACTTGTTCAGCGCGGATATGTAAACGAAAAAGAACGCTGGGAAGAAATACGAAGATTAGACGCAGCTTAACAAAGCTTTGTACACATTCTTCGGAATTGTTTGATGACTCATTGCCTTGAAATTAGAAGGCATTAGTCTTTGTATTCTCTTGCATCTGTATGGGTTCTTTCTGTACATCCAATACTTTCTCGTTTCTTCCATCAAAAAATGTGTATAGATGTAACAGTTTGCACCTTTGATATATTTCTTTTTATCTATTGGCAATTCATATTTGTCAATTAATTTCACAGCATATTGTTCGCATTCTCTTTCCATCTTTCGAACCCAGTAAAATGCTTTTTTAATTTCGTTGTCTGTAAATTTTTTACCGGCAAACCAATCATCCATGACTAAACAATATTTGTCTGCTTTTTTATAAATTTTAGATTTTTGAATCCATTGTAAAAAATGTGAATATTCATGGAGTAAAGTTTCTAAAAAAGTTGTAGAATTTTTGCCAACTTTAATAATTAATTTTGAATCTTCAAAATATCCTGCACAACGGTAACCACCGCAATTTACGGTTTCTCCTCTTCCTAGAACCAATTTTCCGTTATATTTTTTAAGATGTTCACGCACATGTTTTACAAACTGGCGATGTTTGTCGTGCATGGGCAGGATCCTCCAGTGTAGTTATTTATGCCATAAAAGCTTAATCTGAACCATTAAAAAATATTGTTTTTTGGTATTGACAAAAAAATTTTATATGATACAATATGCAATAAGAAAGGTTTAAATTTTTATGAACGTTACTACAATTAATCGTCCGACTAAGATTCAGCGTGTTTTTGATTACATGTCAGAGGGAAATACTCTGACCCCAGCCCAAGCTCGTGCCCGTTTTCGGGTACGAAATGTTCGGGCAACGATGAGTGACCTACAAGGTGCATTTGATCGTTTTGGCTATAGTTACGATGTCGTTCGTGAGATGCGAAACGGCAAGAGTCACTATCGCCTCCGTAACACTCGTCGTCGCTAAACTTTACTGTTTAGCCTTTCGAAAGCCCACCTCAAAATTTGAGGTGGGTTTTTTTATTGGTCCTAAATAGTGTACGAGAATACATTATGTCAAGAAGATTGTGTTGCTGTGGACGCCAACCTAAACCTGAAGCATTCTGCTGCAATCCAGAATTTTATAAAGACTTTATAACTCTTTATGGCGACAGCATGGCCCAGCATGCCGAAGTGAGCCCAAAAGATTGGATTGCTCTCTATGTTGAGCGACCTGGAAATGGATCAGGCAACTCATGGACTCTTAGTCATCTACCATCATCTTCAGCACCATATACTTGCAATTGTAATAGCAACGAAATACCAGGATGTGGAAAAGATAATTGCGATTGTGTTTCTGAAAATTATTATTCTGTACCAGATTTTGATCCAAATAGACCAGAAGATGTGGCTGCGTTAGAACTTGGACGAAAGTCTTGCTGCCAATTGCATAGATTAATAAGTACAACAGATGGCGCAAAGCCAATGTATTTTGCATACAAATACTCTGGCTGTAATTTAATTTGGTATCCAAGAGAATTTGCTTTTAACTACGATCCTTATATTGTCCAGTGTAATGGATTTATTACTAGAAGAATATTAACTGATACTAATAGAGTTGTTCAGAACTCTTGCCACAATTGGGCAACCCAAGAAAATGCAGGAGCAGCAGGAGATCAAATTCCTAGCCCATGTGAAGACCCGCAAGTTGTAGGATATGATGAAATTCTTCCATGTGCTTGTTCACCCCATCCACACATACATGGTGGTATTTATGATTCGTTATATAATAGAGTAAATGTAAAACTAAGTCCATATTCACTTGGTTATCTTCCTTTCATGTTGCCATTTAGCCGACCAATGACTGTTGATGAAGCAGGATGTTGCTGGTGTGCTAACACAAGTTCGACTAATGCAAATTTTGAAGCATTTAGAAAAGGAAGACAAGCTTGTTTTTTAAAAGGATATCCATATTCCGATGCTGCTGGAAAAACAATAAGCATTTCAAATGTTTGTGGTCCTGGATTTGATTGCACCGCTGAACGTTCTGGTGTAATTAGTTCAAATCAAAGATATCGCAGAGCTTGTTTTGAAAGAGGCATTTCCCCTTATCTTCTTAGATTATCAAAAGAAGAACACAAGATGGCTTATGAAATTTGGGGACACGGAGTAAATGCTTCTACGGTCAATGACTATGGTTCTTCGTACAATGTTAGAAGCATAGAAATTAAAAGACTTCAAAAGGATATTGTAGTTGAATTCAGAAAAGCAATTGGTCAAAAAACAAAATTAAGGGATCAATTTATTGGAACCGTTCATCTAGAGCATCATTTTGAAATGTATGCTTATAGATCTGACGATGCTAGTGCTAGTATAGAAATACAAGCTCTCCAAAACAATTGCACTGCTTTGGTTTTACCATATGAAGGGCACGGTGGAATTATATCCAAACGCGGAACCTATAACAGATGGACACCTTGGAAGTTTGATTCCATAATGTGGCAAGTCAGAAGAGCAATTCCAAGAAGAGTGATGTACAAGGGCTCTGGCGTTCCTTTATTCCAATTTGATTTGGTAAACATGGAAACAATTAGTTTCCAGAAAAACATTCGTCATAACGGAGATAATTTTGATGGTGCGTTATTTTTATCTCATTATTATAGATATTTTTATGGATTAATTTATTTTAATACTGGAGCCTGCGAATATATTGGCGATGATCCTGTAGCTCCAGAATGGGACTTCAGTCATTATTTGGATTCATATGATTATGTGAGATTTTGGCTTGAAGAAATGATTGTAAATGGTGTCATTAAAATAAAGGATCATGCTGTAGATATTGCAAATGAAGTAAACGAAATAATTGCATCCGGCAATCAAACACCCAGCGGAACTTTGGAGATTGCAGAAGAAGTATTGTTAAAAGTTGGCGGGACCGATGGTTATAGAAATTTAATAAACTTTTTTGGCGTATCCGCAGGAACACAAAACGCTGTTACGCCAAAAATAATTAAACAAAAACTATTAAATCCAGAAGGAACTTCAACTTGGAGAGGTCCTTCGGGAGACTATGAAACATTTAGGGCTTTCTTGCCAAGAAGAGCAGTTCTTCCTGCAGCCGAAACAAAAGCTGGTGTTACTGCTTGGGGGTTTACTGGAGATTTTGCAAGATTACAAGAAACCAATTTTGGTATAACCGGAGCCCCAGATTTAGTTTCTACGGCAATAAACGATTTGCCACCAATTTATAACATAAATGATGAAAATAGCATATTTAATGAAGTATTAAATCCACAAAGAGTTATTTGCGGGTTGATGGGAGCTTTTATTATTGATGCTAGCGGTAAACTAACCTTGTTTGGTTCCGATCTTGAAAATGCACCAACAGGCGAATCACCATGCGAAGGGCTCGGTTCTAACTGGCAACCATATGTTGGTTGTGTTCCTCCATACCTTTTAATTACTAATTTATTCAAAGAAGATGAAGAAAATCCGGGTCAAATTATTGAAAGACCACCAGAAGAAATTCCAGATGGCCGTGTAATTGATATGGCCTTTAAAAGAGATTTTGCTGTAGCATTAGTTGATTTTGTACAGGGAGGAATAGCTCAAAATTGTGCGATTGGCCCAGGAAATGATGTAGACTTCAGTCCAGCCGTAGAAGACTCCAGCACATATGATAATGATTTTGGTGGCCCAAATGCCAATGTAAATGGAAACAACGAATACATGAAATTTGGTGGTGGAAATTATTGTGCATTGGATGAACCGTTCCATGATGGGGTCGAAAGTGCGGCAATCCCAGGAGGGCCAAGAAGTGCATATGAAAGAAGAAAACCAAATGCATATCGTTTGAAATCTTGGGGCTCAAAGGCAAAACAATATGGTACTTTTTGCGGATCCAATGCACAAGCAGATTTTGATATTCCTCAAGAATGTACGGTCAGTAAAATAGAATATTTGAGATATAATTCTGAAGTAAACCCAATTCTAGATGGAGGTTTTTCTAGAAGGTATCCTGGGACAAACAACTTCTTTATTTGGACTGCAGTATCTTCTGGTGTAAAACACTTAGCTGCAATAGATGATTATGGTGGTATTTTTATTACTCCTCAAAGTGATAACTCATTGAATCAATCACAAAAAGGATTAGGCGTAACCTACAGTTCAATATATAAACAAGCACTTGAGACTGGTGCTCAAAACCCAGAATCATTTAAGTGCATCGATCTTCATAATGGATTGGGTCCAAGATTTAATTATTATCCACATGTACCAAGACCGGGCTACGTAAAAGAAGAAGAATGGACACAAACTTTTTATAATAATATAACACTTCCAGATACTTCTTACAAAAAAAATATATGCAGTTGTTGGTTTGATTGGGATACATGTGGTCAAGGGGCTGGAGACGGTCCGGGAGGAGGAGACTCTGAAGTTTGTGCTGGTCCGCTCTATCCATTGTTAGATGCAACCAATCCAATCAGTGGTTGCTGCAGTGATCCATATCCCCCTGAAGTTTTGGATCTAACATGTGTTCTTTTAGGAAGTCTAGTTCAATATCCCGATTCTGCAGAGCCGTGGGTCCCAAGAGAAAATGATGCTCAGCCAAGATATACTAAAGTTGCTTGTGGTCTTTATAATACATTATGTCTAACAAATGAAAATAAATTAGAAATATACGGCTCTTACGTAAAAGTCACTCCAGAAGGAGAGCCAATAATAGATGAGAATAATCCAGTTATTCCAGCATATGTCCCAGATGCATTGAAACAAAAAGCTGGATCTTGGAATGTCACTTACGCATGTCCCATTTATTGTGCAGGAACTACACACAGTCCAATTGTAGATTATTCATACAATGAGCCTTCTTCAAATAATGTAATTGAACAAATTGAAAGCTCTGCAGATTATAGTATTTGTGTTACTGGAGATAAAAAGGTTCACATATGGGGAGATGCTAGCATGGTCCCCGGGGCTTTTGATCCTAATAGTTATCAGCCCGGTGCAGTTGCATATAGAGTTTTAGATACAGAGTTAACAAATATTACAGAAATTGTTTCTATTGCAGCTGGAGTAAACTCAATTTACATTCATTATAAGAAAAATATTGGCGTATCTACTAATGGAATTCCTTTGAGAGCTTCAGTTACGTATGAGTTTACAAGATATAATATAAATGGCACCTCAACAGAAGTTCCCGATGAAGTACAAAATTCTAGAATAGTTGACATAGGTGCTGGATATTTGCATGCAGTTGTGATTTATAGTAAACGTTTGGAATCAAAAGTTTGGAAAGCTCAAGATTTTGCTGAGGGAACTTTAAAATATCAATTTAAAGATTTTGCCATCCTTCCATTTTTCTTTAGAAGACAAGCATTTTTCCATGCTTTGCCCGGTGGTTGGGATTATTCTAAATGGCTTTATGGTGGAGTATGCTGTAGTTCTCTTGAGAATCCTGGCACCAATCCAGTTCGTCAACCGGATCCATGTGCAGTTTTGAGATATAATATTTTCAATGGTGAAAATGATGAAATGTTATCATATAGCGGGAACCCACATTATTTTTGGATGAGATCCGATTGGAGAAGAGCTACATTCCAGTCAACAGAAACTGTTCAGATACTAAGAGGAGGTTTCTCAAATGAGCCTCAGTCTTGTCGCCCCGATGTAGGATTACAGGTTACACCAGGAGGATCTAACTTTTCTTTCATGAGTGCTGTGGTCGGAAAATGTTTAAATCAATTAGGTTTAGCTTGGGGAAGTGCTAGGCCCCTTAAGTCTCAAGTAAGAAGAGATATACGTGTACCATTAGCAGAAGAATGTTGGAAGGTCCCTTGCACTACGGACAATAATGTTATATTCGTAAATCCCTTGATTAATAGTGCGGGGAACTTGACTGCAATTGGAACCGAGCCCCCGCCAAGAAGTGGATATAAGTCTACAAAAGATTTATTCCAAAAAATGACAATATACTATGGAGATTATGCTCCATCATCAAATACCTTGCAAGTGTGCCCAATTGCAAAAGCATCTGCTTGGAGTTATTTCAAATATGCTGAAAGACATTATTATTTTGGTTATGATGAAACTAAAGACGTCTGGGACATTTACGAAAATCCAGATTTCTTAAGAGAAACTTCCGAAACGCCATTTGTATTTGATGATCAGGATCAAGCAACTTCTTTTGGTGTAGGTGGATGTACTTTATATGGATTCGGTGGTGCTACGGGCCCTAATGGTGGTGCTTGTGCTGGATGTTGTGGATATTATTCTCTTTATGAATATCCTCTGACGGGCCCAAACTATGGAATCGAAAATGTTACAGAAACTCCAATTGTTCTAAGCGATACATTTGTACAAAGATTGGTAAATTTTGCGTTAGGCCCAACTACTGAAACTTCAAAAACCGGACCAGTCTGCGATAGCTGCTTTGTCGGCATTCAAGTAGAAAATATTCAAAGATATCTGGGTCCAGGCGGGTTCATGTTTAAAGGCGATAGAGTTCTAGACAATGTTGTTACAAACAGCATAGGAGAAATTATAGGAACTAGGCCGTTAGCTCCAATGGCTTATAGTCACATTTATAACAGAACCATAAGAAGGACACAATACGTTAAAAATATGCTATTGGGCGTTGGTACTAATCTGGCAACCTCAACTATTCCTCCAAGTCAATCAAATACAGATTATGAAAAAAAATCTTTTAGTGATGTTTTAGGCGATCCCTCCTTGACAGAACAATACACGCCTTGGAGATACGGATCCTCCACAAAGTGGATCCCTATTTGTTGGAGGACCCCATTTGTTATACCAAATTCAAATCAAAATAGTCTTTCTAGTAAAGATCTTTATTTTAATTATTCTATAGATCAGGGCGACGATAGAAAACAAGTAGATGATGATCCAATTAAAAATTCAATTTTTAGAGAAGTGGAATACCGCGTTTCTTCAATACCTATTTTTGGTAATGATACTGGAGATTTTAATGAAAATATTAGATTAATTCAAGAATTCATTACAGATCGAAATTATCCCGGACTAGTTTCTCTTGAAAAAGGAGTATTTGAATTTTTTATTCAGTGCAAATCGAAATATGCAACCAATCCAATTTATTTCTTTGCTAGAGTAAGCAAAATAAAAACAAATGGAGAAATTCAATTAATTACAGAAACTCTTATTGATACCGTTGTAAATCCTGCTGGTGATTTCAGTTCGCCCACAGATACTGGCCAAGAAGGAAATCCAACTCAAGGAGATTACATAGAACTAAGACTACATTCTTATTTTGATCAAAATATTCCAATGGACGAGGAAGACAGATTGTTGGTACAGTTCTTCATAAAGGGAGGAGATCCAAATCCAGTTCCGGAGATAGGGGATAGCATTTTTATAAAGTATGAAGATTCCACCCCCTATACATTCAGGAATGAAGATACCGGAGAGATCATTCCACTGGATATTACAAAATATTCAAGGATGCAGTATACCCATGTATCAGAAGATATAAATCAAACTTGCTTCGGCGGATTTACGGAAACAGATCCTCCAAACGTTATTAGGGCAACAAATATAGATCCTAATATTGTAATTTTAATATTGCCTGGACCAATTATAGTGGGCCCTCCGGTTATTTGTGGTGCTTTACCTTGCTGCGGAGAATAAATAGTAGGTACTTATATGCCAAGTTTATATAATCATACACACTTTACATTTAACACAACAGGTATGATGGGTTCGGCTGGAAAACCATTGCAGCTGTTTTTGGACGAAAACGGAAACATCATAAACAGAAATAAAGTTGAATATGGAAGCTATAATAAAATTATAGATTTTGAATTTAAAAAAGTATTACTGCTCAAAAAACACTACGTTGGTTTGGGTGATGTAATCGATTGGATAACAAAAATTACAAAAATTAAAAATTTAATAATTTACCTAACCAGGGGAAATTGTGGGTGCGAAGCCAGAAGAATAAAATTTAACAAATGGTTTAAATTTTATTGGTTTACCATTAAATTTAGACAAATTTATTCTGATGATTATAATATAATCCCAAAACAAGTTGCATTAATAAAAAATATGATACCAGTTGAATCCGAAAGACACGAACAAGAACACAAAAAGGCACCAGTTGCCCAGAATCCATTGACTACAAGTCAAATAAAACGATCTTGCAATTGTGGAACAAAGAAAGTATAATAATATCATGACTAAAGATCTATTAATAAAATTTAAACATGGCGAAGAAATAATTTGCGAGGTCACGGATCTAGGATCTGAGTATTCGCTTATGAATTGTGCAACACTATATCCTATGGAAAACCAGAGCTGGCATCTTGTAACATGGATGCCATACACGAATGCAAGATATGGAATTAAAATTAAAAAAGAAGATATCTTGTTTACGGTTCCGTTGGAGCAAGATATGCAGCAATATTACAATAAATGGAAAGATGCTCTGAACGGCAAGAAGGTTGAAGTTTAATATAAATAATTTTTGAATGTACAGGGGAGAATATACAAAAACAACATCTATTGGATTGACTAAAAAATATCAATCTAATGATGTTGTTTTATTTGAAGGTAACTTGTATAAAGCAAAGAGAAACGTTGAACTTTCTCCATTTCAAGAAGCAATTGCCTGGGAATTTATTGGAACTAGTAGAGTATTTTCCGGTTCAGAACCACCAATCAATCCAATCGAAGGTCAGCAATGGGAGAGAAATGGTGTAGTGTATACCTATTACTTCGATGGCGATAATTATGCTTGGGTTGAGTTTTAATTAGACTGTTATTCTTAATTTTAGAACAATGTCTTTTTCAAACTTTACGTAAAAAGATGATGGTGCATCTGGGTTGCTTACAAATATAAATGAAGCTCCATCAAACCCGGGAACACCATTCAAATAGTAATAATTATTAAGTGGGATGGAACAAGCCTCATCGTAGTAAGGTAATATTTTCCACCCAACCAAAGAAGAATCCGATAGATCTAACTTTACATTTGGTATGGATGTACCAGAACCGGATTGATATATTTTGCTTGATGTTGCAATATTGTCAACAGTTAAAACAGTAATGGTACTTACGACAGGCTGTGCGCTGGTTGATATATTAGAAAAAGAAGTCTCGGTTATTACACCAATTTTTACATAAGAATAATATTCAACACTCATTGACAATTTATCGTATACATATGGATTTAATACATTTTTAAAGTTATCTGTTTCACTTACTGCATACCAATCATAATAATTTGCTTTGTCAGATTCTGCTCTTGAAAATCTTTGATATAAATTTTGATGTGTTAATATATCTAATGTTTTTTGATTTGAATCTATCTTTTTTATGATTCCATTTTGATATTTACTTTGTGACAAGGTATTCAAATCTGGAACGCCACGCATCAAAAGATTAATAGTCTTTTGCTCAAAATACATCTCTTCACTTGTTGCGCTAGTTGATGCATGTAAAACAGCTATTTCGCTATTATCATTTAAAGTAATGTAATCTGTGATCAAATACCGATTATTGTTGGCTTTTGTATTTAAAACTTCAAGATATTCTTCAGATCCTAAATTATTTCCGTAGATTCCAAAAAATGACAAATTGTATGGATTTTCCGTATTTAACCTAGACATAAAATATTGAGCAGTAACATTTTTTGCCGTAGAAAAATTTAAAACATTTTTAAAATTATAATTTTTGTAAGTTCCGTCCACAAGATTTGCTGAATAAGAAACGCCAGTAAAGTACAAAAAATTATTATAAATTCCTGTATTCCCTGCGAGTTTATAAATTCCCTCAAAATTATATTTTGATTGTGTTTCCTCATCATAATAAAGACTGCTAGAAACCGAAAATGTATTCCCGGTTCCTAGGTTTGAAAAGAATCGTTTTAAAAGTTTTAAATCGGAGGAATTAGAGGTTTGTGAGTAATCTAAAAAAAAAGTAACTCCAGTTTTGTGAATATTTGGAGCACTTTTTAGAAGCCCTTTAGTCATTGTTGGATCACTTGTGCTACCAACAAATTCTGTCATAAAAAGTTGTGTTGTTTTTACGACGGTAAGCGCATCTTTGCTTATTTTTGTTCTTTCGAAACTCATTTTCTATTAAGAAGCAAAATAACTAATGATTTGCCCACCTTTTGATGATGCGTAAACAGTATTCAAATTTCCTACATCTAGGAATAGTTGCTCGCCTGGATCTAATTCATAACCACTAAGCGAAGCAGTTGTACTTGTTCCGATATAAATGATATCTGTATTTGTAGAAGAGGACTTTAAGTTTACTCCCGCAGCACATGTAAATCCGGAGGCAATCATTGTAATTGAAGACGGCACCGATCTTACCCCAGCGGTTCCACCGGATGGGCGTACTAGACCAAATGCGGCCAAAGCGGTATACACATCAGAGACCTTGCTATAGATCGCTGTCATGCCATTTAAAAGCGCGGTATCATTGATCGCTGCGGTTCCAGATACACTAACTGGGATTGGGGTAGCATAAGTCAATCCAGAAACTCTTAATGTAGCTGTTGCCCCAGTATTTTGTACGGCAATTGTTGGATCTACAGTTACATTTAATACTGCATCTTGGAGCGATACCCTTAAGGCATCTCCAGAGACACCAATAGCAGTGTTTCCTACGGTTACTAGGGCAGATCGAATAAAAGTTGATCCACCAGCACCATATATGGTTATGCTGTCGCGATTAAAGGTTCTTGGGATACCACCAGTTATTGAAACCATTCCGGTCACACCAGAAACAGCAACTGTTCCCTGTACAAATACTGCATCTCCTGCACTATTGCCAACAACAATTACAGGATTAGTAAAATTAACAATATTTGCAGTTACTCCGGTTGATAGGCTAACAGGCAATGGGGCAGATGGTGTTACTAAACTCGCACTGCTTGTATTCCCGTATGCAAGTTTAAAAATTTGAAAATGACTTCCTGCAATTTCATTTGTTGAAATTGAAGCAGTTGCGCCCGATGAAACATTAATTACAAGATTGTCTGCCATTTATGCTCCGAATCAAAGATATTTAGACGTAGCTAACTATTGATAATTTTTTAAAAATATAGTATAATAGAGTTATGTATCTAGACGACAAAGCAAAATTAACTTTTTCAAATAAAATTTTAGAAAGAGTTCAAAAAACAAAATTATCGTATATGGATTGTATATTAGAACTTTCTGAAGAAATGGGTATAGAACCCAATGCTGCAGGAAAACTTTTAACTAAGCCAATAATTGAAAAAATTCAAGAAGAAGCAAGAGACAAACATTTGCTCAAAAAAACAAAAGGCAAAAAACTACCATTAGACGATTGACGGAGACCACATAAATATGGTAAAATGAGGACTCAGGACGACTCCTGAGAATTAATAGGTCTGGGTAGTCCCCAGAGAAAGAAAGGTTATTATGAGTTCATTTTCAGATTTTAAGAAGCGTAGCAAGAATTCCGTAGAAGATCTCAGCAAAAAGCTTGAGAGTCTAAACAGCAAAGAATCTTATAAGGATGATCGATTTTGGAAGCCAGGACTGGATTCTTCCAAAAATGGTTATGCCGTAATTAGATTCCTACCTCCGGTTGAGGGCGAGGACGTTCCATTCATTAAACTTTACAGTCATGCTTTTCAGGGAAAGGGTGGATGGTTTATTGAAAATTGCCGTACCACTTTAGGTGAGAAATGCCCAATCTGCGAGGCCAATACCGAACTTTGGAATAGTGGTCTTGAAGAGGATAAGGACATTGCCCGTAAGCGTAAGCGTAAGCTAAATTACATCAGCAATATTTTGGTAGTTAGTGATCCTTCAAATTCAGAAAATGAGGGAAAAGTATTTCTCTTTAAGTACGGAACCAAGATCTTTGAAAAGGTACAGGCTCTTATGAGTCCTGAGTTCAAGGATGAAACCCCCGTAGATCCTTTCAACTTCTGGGAAGGTGCTGATTTTAAACTAAAGATCAGAAATGTTGGCGGTTATGTAAATTACGATAGAAGCGAGTTTGCAGCTCCTGCTCCCTTGATGGGAGGAGATGATAAGAAGCTTGAGGCAATTTGGAAGAAGCAATATGCTCTAAAGGAGTTTATTACCACGACCAATTTCAAATCTTATGAAGAGCTCAAGGATCGTTTCAAGAAGACCGTTGGCGAAGACATTCGCGAGCAGTTTGATGAAACTTCTGAACGCACTGTGGAGGATGATTCTACAGTCGAACAGGTTCCCTCAGAAGATATGGATACTTTGGATTATTTTAAGTCGCTTAAAAATAAGCAAGATTAAAAGGAGCCCCCGAAAGGGGGCTTTTTTTATCTACCCCGCCAATGCGGTATACTGCTAATTTGATTTACGGTAAGATTAAATAAAGATTGATTTTCGGGAACTGTATAATGTTGATCATCATAATCGGGTTTATTTGAGTTTTCTCTTTGATAATCTAAAACTTTTTGAACACTCTCAAAACCAGCTTTTATCGATAAAAAATTTCTAGCAGCGGCTTCCTTTTCACTGTTTTCTTGATTTTTTTGTGCAACTTTTTCTTCTAAATCTTTTAATGTTTGTTGTTCTTTTGTAAGCTTTTGTGCAATAGAGTTCATGGATTTTGCTGATTTAAATTTTTGTGTTATATTAATATCTTCTTCCGTTTCGATATTGTCAAAATTAAATTCAGTAGGCGATTGTGTTTGGCCGCTATCAAGAGGTCTTTCTAAAAAATATGGTGTTTTTTGATTTTTGTCGTACTCTTCATTCGATTGAAGAAGTGGAGGTGCCGATGGAATTCCTTGAACTATATTATTTTTATCATATTCTTCGTTAGATTGCAACAATATAGGAGCAGAGGAAGTTACAGAATTATTATTTGTATCTTCAGTTTTATTTGGTTTTTCTTGTTGAGGTTTTGCATTAGATACCGGAGTTGCTTGCGGAGTCTGTATTGAAACACTATTTTCCTGAGCAGTAGACTCTTCTTTTTCTGGCAAAGAAATCAAATAAGGAACTGCATTTACCGCATTGGACTCAAAATTAGATTCAATTCCTAGTAATGAATTTTTATTTTCTTCCATATTATCCCATTGACTTTCTTATTAACTCTTGTTCTTTTCTTTGTGATTCACTTTCAAGCTTATCCTTTAAGAGTGTTAAGTATATGTCATATTCCCAAGGATATAATTCTTCTATTTCTGTTAAAGATAATTGTTTATGCGTTGTTAAAAAGAATATAGTTTTATAGTAACCAGCTAAATCAAAATAATTCACACTTAGGTAAAAAAACGAAGAAGACCCTCCAATTTAATTTTTTCTTCTCCAGTATCTAAAATATAAAATAATTTTGGAGATTCTTTGATAAAGTTTAATATTTTTTTATTATCTTTGGTGCAAAGTTCTTCAATAATTTTAGTCAATTCTTCATTTTTTAATAAAGTTAAATCATATCTAAATTTATTAATTGATAACGATTTAATTACTTTTTTTACAAAAATATTGTCATCTATTTTTTCAATATCAAAATAATCTTTTACTTTTGGTTGCTGTACTTCTAATATAGCTCCTGAATATGTAATAATTGTATCATTTAATTTTCCATCTTTGAATTGAATTTCATTCACATTTAAAGTCCCATATACGGGAGGAGTTTTATCTATTTTTAGTTTTATTTCTTCCTCTACACTTTTGGATCTTATTTGTAAAAATAAAAATTCTAAATCTGGAAGATATAAATCTTCAATATTTGTTAAATTTGAACAATTTTTCAATAAAATACAAAGATTTTTTAATATAATTCCAATATTTTTTTCTTGAGCAATTATAGAAATTATTTTTTGGTCTTTTATTTTAAATGGATAATATTCCACTTCTTTTTTTGAAAGTGGAAGAGTCGCTTTATAAGTTGGTTGTATTTGTTTTATTTGTTTTAATATATCATCTAACATAAATTAAATTTTTTAACCTACACTATTTGTAAAAGTATATTCTCTAAATGCAAATCTAACAATCATTGTAGCATAATCATTTCTTGTTTTTGCACTAAATCTTATTGGTGCAATTTCTACAGGAAATGCTTCTATAAACTGATATCTTCCTTTTGCTTTGCCAGTTATATCCAATAAATCCACAGTTACCTTACTTAATGCACTTTGTATAGTATTTTCATAATAATTAGTAACCCATACTGAAGGATTTCCCTGATTTTGGTAATATAAGGTCTTCATCCATGCATTCATTGAATTTAAAAAAATCAAATCTCCAAATATTGGGAATGTAATATATACGCCCCCTTTATAGGAAAGCCCCTTTGGAACCGTTCTTCCCGCCCCGGGACCGGCAAGACCATCTGCTTGTGTTGTCAAGGATATATTCGGAAGAAGTACTTCTTCGGCATAGTATCCTTTTCTTGAGCCATCTTCAGCAACTTCATTCCCATCTACAAATAACTCAGAATCTATTGTTACTAAAAATCTATTGCTTCTTTGTAGTCCTTCAGCTTCGGTTATTTTTTGCTTTAAAGCAGCAATCGACATATCAATTGCCATAGAATATTTCCTTTTCTGTTAATATTTTAAATTCTATATTGTGTTTTTGGCAAAAATTTTTAGCAGCATGCCATTTTGCTTTATTAATTTCAAATATTAGTTTTTCTTTTTTTGAAGCAGTTTCTCTTAATAATACTTGTTTTTGTGGTTTTACTTCTACCAATAAACTTTTTTGTTCAGTTTTTTGTTTAATTTGAATTAAAAAATCTGGAATATATCTGTGTACCTTTTTATCTATTGGGTTTACATAAGGTATTTCTATTTCTTCAAATGACCATTTTATTACACTTGGTGATTCATCTAAAAACTTACAAACTCGCCGTTCCCACAAGGAACGACAGGTCAATTCTTTCTTTGTTCCTATATACTTTGTAGGATTTTTTGGTGTAAATTTGGTTTTATAAGCCATTTTTCTAAAATTATTTAGCAGAAAACTTACCTAAATAAATTTATAAATGGCAATTAACTTACAATATCCCAATTTAGATCCATACGCAAATGAAGTACCGTTCTTTTGCGTTTTTAGTTGTGCTCCTTATTCTGTTATTAATACTAATAGAACAAGAGAAGGTATTATTGCAAATTCAATAGCTAACATTGCTTTACCGTTTACAAGTGAACCAAAAATGTCTTTGCAACACAAATTTTCAGAAGGTACTAATCCAGTAGGTCCTGTATTAAGCATGGCTGGGTTGAGAAATACTAGTGGTGGCGAAGAATTACTTTTAGATAGAATTGCTGCCCCCGCAGCGGCTTTTTATGAAACTTCTTTTACTACTGATACATATAAAAGATTTAGTAACGTAACTGAAGCCACCATGACAAGTGAAGCTAGAAGAAATTTTGTATTCAAATATCTTTTTGTTCCAAAAAGTGATTCTGAAGCTCAGGTTGTCGATAATATCGTAACACTTTTTAGAAATCTTTCATATCCAACCGTAGTGGCAAATTTACCGGAGAGGTCTTTGCCACAAAATCTATGGACAATTACAGCAGTATCAAGTGCCAGTGGGACAGAATATTTAAACTCAAGTTGGCTTGGCGATCCTCTTCCTTGTGTATTAACTTCAATGGAAGTAGATAAAGGAGATCCAAGTGATCCTGTATTAAAGGTGTTGCCAAACACAAGAGCGGCTACTACATTAATGACGATATCATTTGCAGAATTTGAAACTGGAACATATGCTCCAAATTTTAATGGTGGAACTTTGCTTTCAAAATCTGAAGTATCGGCCCAGGGAGACTCAGTAGGATGAAATATTTTAGCAACTTTCCCACAATAAAAAATATAATAAATGGGTATGAATATAATATGGTAGATATTACATATGCTCCACAAAATGATTCTGAGTATTATGAAACCTTTGAATCAACGTTTGGGACAATAAGTAATGATATTGGATTGTTATCTTTAAGAATTTATGAAGATCCCAATAACTTTTGGGCATTGTTATTTGCAAATGATGAAATTAATCCTTGGAATTTTTTGATAGAACTTCCAATGGAATATTTAAATAGAAATAAAAACTTTTATGGATTTTTTGCAAAATATTCATCTAGCAATAAATTAAATCCAGATGCACATCTTATATTTAAAGAAGATGATATAATTGTTCGCGGTGAATACAATAATCCAGGCTTTACATCAGCATCTTCAGTTTTTACAGATTATGATTTATTGGATGATAATAATTACAATCTTGATACTTGGGTTGTTTTGAATGCTTATAGTGATACTAAAAAAGCAAAAGTAACTACAAATTTAAATGCAGGAAATACTGGAACTAAAATAATAGGAGAAGGTGAGAGTGTTTTGGTATTAAGAAAAGGAAATACCGGATATTACATTGTAGATAATCCATTCAATGCATCTTCGAAAACAATAACAACATTAAAAAATTATGATTATATTAATTCTCCGGCATTTTTTAGTGAAATAGGAAACGGAGATATTACCTTATCTCCATCTGTTTTTATTTCTAATACAGATACTTTAATAACAGTAATGACTAATAATGCTCCGGATTCTCCCGGAATAGATGCATATGAAAATTATTCAATAACAACAACAAAAACTTTTAATGAATATGAGTATTTTAAAAATAATAAATTTGTTTATTTTAAAAGTCCAACTATTCCTAAAATTTTAAATAAATTAATATAACATATGTCAAATCCTATTGATAGCGCAATCGTGTCTATTGTTTTAAAATCTGATCTTGGTTCAGATTTTGATATTGATGTTTTTAAATCAAATGAGTTTTGTCAATTTGAAAGATTAGAAACCGAAGAAAGTGTATTGACAATTTTTCCCAAAGGGGCTTTGATTTTAAGAGATAAAAGTGATTTAATGACTTTTATAGGATTAAAGCAAATTAAAACAATTATTGTAGAGTTTGCACAAGGTGAAAAATATCAATGGTATATTACATCTTTAAATTATACCAATAATGCTGCATCAGAAATAGATCAAACATTTATTGTAATTTACTTTACAAACAGTCTATATCATCAATCTCAAAAAGCCTCTCTTTATGATGAAAAAGTTTTTGAATTAAATGAAGAAACTGAAGAGATGGAAGTGGTTGGAAGCACTCCCTTATGGCCCTTTTCACACCCTTTTGTGACGACAGTAGATCATATCATAAAAACATATGGCCAGCGTGCAGTTTTTAATAAACCCTTATTTCCTATTTTAAATTCAGATGGAGACGATACAAATCTCAAAGGTTGTGGTGTAAATTTATTTATTAAAAATACTCAAGAACCAATAAATTATATTTTGTTTAGACCAAGAATTGCAGATCCCGAAAGAATGGAACAGTATCAAACAAATATAATTTCTTATTTAAATTATATTTTTACATACGCAATAAATGAAACCAAACAACCATATTACATGTTTTGGACGGATTTTGGAAATTGTTTGAATTATAAGTTTTTTAACTTAAAAACAGATTTGGCAAGTGGTGAATTTGGTTTTGATAAACCAGATACGGATCCAGGACACATTCAGGCTTATGCTGTATACAATTCTGACGATTTGGGTGATGGATCTGGTAGAAAATTTGAAATAGAGGGAGAAGAAGTTCCCTGCAAAAAAGTATATGTGATGATTACAAATCCATCACACAGCATTCAAGAAAAAAATTATTATTATATTAGAAGTTCTCCGATATATCTTGAACAACCTCAACACGAGCTTAGTGGAAGTACAAGTAACGTAGAAAGATTAATGTCCCCATATTTAAGCGAATCCGCAAATACTACATTAACTACTGTAACTTCATATACAAATAATGATTCTGCAGATCTTCCTTATGCTATGAGAGTTGAAAATGCAAAAGATTCAAATTTAGTACCATTGGTAGATCAGGGATTTTGGGGTTATTCAAAAGATTTCAATGGTTTAAATTCAAAAATAAATGTAACGGATGCAGTTGGTTCATATGAAAATATTTTAAATCATATTGAATCGACTCCTTTAGCTTTACGAGATTCTTATGATATTGGAAGTGAAGAAAAACCATTATATCCGTTTAATGATAATAGATATGTTTGGCAATTTCAATATGATCTAACCAGAACTCATCCTAATTTTGAAAGAGGAGTAAGCGGCGGAAAAGTCTTCATCAGGCAAAAAGATTTTTTCCGAGAAATAAGAGATATAATAAACACTCCCGCTTCAGGAGAAGGAGAAGAGTCTGATGTTAGCATATTTTATATAAGAGATGAATTGAAAAAAATAGCTTTGAATAAAGTTATGCAAGCCAAATATCAAGCTTTTGATGAAAATGCTTTTTATGATAATCATCGTAGAATTCTTTTAGAAAAAACAGAAAAAGAAAATTTTGTTGCAAATGTTTTATGTTGTATTGGTAAAGAAATTACCAATCAAGAAGATTGGTTTTTTGCAAAAATTACAGGTTATGCAAAAGATTGGAGACAGGTAACTGGTTCTGGATCAAATTTTGCATTGTATTCTCTCAATGATGCTTGGCTTTATTCCTGGAAACGATTAGAACCAGGTCCTATAATTGCGGGATTGACGGGATCGACCGCATCAAATGTAAAATATCATGCGTCGTCTCATAGTTTATTCCATGGTTGGACATTGAGTCAATGTGTTGGATCAACTGGAAGCCCCACAGAAATTGATATTGAAAAATTAAAAATAGGAATAGGATTTACTGGATTAAATACTTGGGCAATAAATTTAAATGAAAGATTAAATAGGTATCAACAATCACCAAGTTTATTTGAATATCTTGGTCCCGGCTATAATTATGGAAATTTACAAGGTACAAATTATAGATTAAAACCCATAGGTTACACAGGAGCAGTATTCAATAATAGTGATAATAAACCAGGTACAGCAGAACAGATTGTTAAAATGTTTAAGATACCAGTTAATACTCTGCGTGAAATGGGAGCCCTTACTCCTGTTGAAAAATTTGAAGGTGAGTTTATTTATTATTTTGATAAAGAAAATGCAGTGGATGGAACTTGCTAATGAGTAAAAAAATAACCATATTAGGAACTAACGTATTAAAAGTTCAAACGGGAAATGCGGTTTCAAACAGAGACGATTATATCTGTGCACACAAGGATATAACTACAGGCAAACGTGAAGCTCCAATAAGTTTGGAAGATTGCTTCGATAAGTATCCAGAAATAAAGGAAATAGCAATGGCTCTTGGTGTGGGAATTACTTATTCTTTTCCTGCATCTTTTGGAATTAGTGGTTCCAGTAGTGGGTTAAAGACTTGTGGCTTAAGCGGAAGTTGCGGTCTTGGAACTGCTGGAACTGGTGGATTCTTATTTAGTTTTAATGATCCAGATAGAGAATGTATTAAAATTGAAGAATTACTTGGAACAGCTTGGATGGGATGTTTTTGGCCAGATCCCATGGCAAACTTTAGCTGCAATTGTCCAGTTTATGGCGATATGTATGAGAATTATTTAAAATATCGTTTGAGTTCTGCTACATTCTGGGCAACTCCAATAGAAACACCAGTATTGAGGCAGCAATTTATAGAATCTGTAAAAGATTTAGTAGAAATCACTGTAACTGGAAATTTTGCACAAAGACCTGGAGATATAGTATACTTAAAGGCAGATAATTTAACAGGATTGGTGGGTGAAAATGATAACCTTCCGTTAGAAAGCATAAAAACTGGTTATTATTATATACTTAAAGCAAAAAATGTTATAAAGAATGATGCTGGCCATACTACAGTTTTATCTTTAAGCAAGCTAATACATTCACGATTTTACTCACCATACAATGATTTGCCGCCATATCATTCTGATACAGATTTTGCCTAAATATTCTTGAAAAATGAAAAAAATAGATTTTGATACTTTATTAACACCAATTGCTAAAACTAAAGTAAAAGATGTTTCTTTGGTAGAAGGTTATTCTTCTATATCACAACAAATTAAAAATGTAGTTTTGCTTGGTGAAAATGAAATACCTTTTTCATCAGTAATAGGATCAAACGTAATTAACATTCTTTCCAGTAATAGTGCTTATAGAGTTTTTGCTGTTCATAGTATAAATGGTAAAATTCCGTATGCCGTAAAAAATGTGTTTAAAGTACATGCAAGCTTGGAGAACAAGTCAACCTTTAAAAATAATGTTAATATTAAAATTAAATTTTTTTACAGATTAAATCCAGAATCACCGCTTTCTTCTAGTGAACTTTCAATTCCAGTTTTAATACCATGAGCTACGATTATACAAAATTAAATATAGGAAAATTAGACTATGATGGTATAAAAACCAATTTAGTTAATTTTTTACGATCTCAAAAATCTTTTGAAAATTTTGATTTTGATAATCCTGCTTCATCAATAAATTTATTTTTAGATATTTTGGCAGCAAATACTGCTTATAATGGTTATTATTTGAATTCGGTTTTGACAAATGCCTTCCCAACAACTGCAAAAACAAAAAGATCTTTATTATTAAATGCTGCCCTGAGTGGAACATTTATTCCAGACGCAAAATCAGCGCAGTGTGTGGCAACTGTTAGAAATAGCTTAACTACAACTGTAGAGGCATTTTCAGCATTTACAGCCGTTACGACTGCAAATGATACTTGCACATTTTATAATTTAGAACCAATTGCCCCAACAAGCGGAACAAATACTACATCAGTAAAATTAATTGCCGGAAAAAGTGTTAAACAATTTTCAAATTTTGATTTTGCAAATAAAGTAATTGAAATTCCAATGACATATGATCCTGATTCTTTTGTTTTACAAGTTCAAGAATTAGTAAATGGATCATATCAATATGTTACTTGGTCAAAATTAACAAAATATTCAAATACCAGTGTAGAGTCTGCTAATGGAAAAGTCTATTCGGTAAAAAATGGGCCTGGTGTATATTATGTTACGACAAATATTTCTGGGGCAGCTACTCCCTCTGGTGCAGTTAGAGTTATAGGGGTAGAAGTTCTTGGAACAGAATCAAATAATGCCGAAATAACAGGATACAGAGATTCTACATCAATAACTGTCGTAAGCTCAACGATACCATCCGGAGCTAAAAATTCTTTATCTAAAGAATTTATAAGATCATATTTTTACTACAATTCCAACACAAGAGACAGAATTGTAACGCAGGATGATTACATTGAAGCAATTTATCAATTTACTTTAGATAAAAATTTGTCTATTTCAAAATCTAGTATTGTTGTAAACAGTAATTCACCAGGTGTTGTAAAGGTTTTTATTCCAGAATTAAAAGATCCTGCTTTACAAACTGAGCTTATCACTTCATATCTTGCTTCGCGAAAAATTATTGGTATCACAATTGAATATGGTGAAAAATAAATGATTTTATTATTTAATAATACACCAGGATTTGGTAGTCAAGATTCCATAAAAACAGGAATCGATAGAATTGTTGCTGCTGTTGAAAAATCTCAAACTTTAAAACAGATAAAAACAAACAATATAAATGACGATGGAATAAAAATTAAACAACAATTTCCTGTTTGGATGCAACAGCTGTACGAAGAAAATCCAAATAATGTTCCTGTTATAGATTTTTTTATTTATTATTATAAATGGTTTTTTGATTTAAATGGTTACGGCTTGGGTTTTTATCTGGAAGATCTCAGAGATCCTTTTTATGTTCCTGATATTTTTTATCAAGCTTACGCTGATTTAATTTTTTACAATCAATTAAATTTTACCGAATATCCAGAATTATTAGTAAATTTTAAAACATTTTTTATTCATTATTATGACCAATATGTTCCAATAAGAGGCGAACCCGATGCCTTAATATATATTTTAAAATCTTTATTTGGAGCAACAACAGCAACTGCTACTACTGTAAACAGTGGAACTATATTAGTGGTTTCTAATTTAGATCCAAAATATTATAATTTATTTAAGCGTTTAGCGTGTCCTTTTTCCTTTGATGTAATATTTAAATCTATATGAATTTTTTGAATAAATGCATTTCATTTGCAATGTCTATTGCCTCCCGTGGTATTGTAAGTAAAAAAGCGGAACCTGAAGTTAAAAAATTACGAGTATTATCTTGTTTTGGTAATTCCGAAATAAAACCTTGTGAATTTTTAACCAAAAGCACAAATTATGAAGGATACCATTGTGGAAAATGTGGTTGTGGTGACAAGCAACATACTCAATTATTATCAAATTCTGATACTTATTCTAAATTGGATTATCCATATCTTATCTGTCCATTAAAAATGCCAGGATTTTCAAATTATGATTCATCTAGCCCAAGAGAAGCTGAAAACAATACTAGAAAATTTATAATTGAAAATTATGATATGTCAAAACTTCAAGAAATAAAAGTCTCTAATCCGGAACCAAATGACGAAGAATATCTCTTATTCAAAAAATTATCAAAAATCAATGAAAATTCTATACCTAAATAATTTTTGACATGGAGCCATCAAATAAAGAAGAATTCATAGCTTACTGCCGGGGAGCCCTCGGTGAACCTGTTGTAAACATAAACGTGGGGGCTACACAGGCAGATGATCGTTTAACAGACTGTTTAAATTATTTGATGGAAAAGCATTTTGACTTTGTCCATCGTGCTCTATTTGCTTATCAATTAAATCAACAAGATATAGACAGAATGTATATTGATACTGCTTCTTTTGGTACGGCATTAGGTTCAACTGGAGGTTGGCCGGGAGCAGAAAATATACTAACAATCAGTAAAGTCTATCCTCTTAGTTCTACAGTTGGGGATTATATCTTTGATTTACGTTATCAATTATCTATGCAGGACTTTTTTGGAATTTTCTTTAATCAAGGAATTGCCCCTTACGGAGCATTGGCAAATTATGAAATGGCAAGAAGTTATATTCAAACAATAGAACATACATTTGCCTATCCTGTATCATTTACATTTTCTAAAGTAACTGAAAGATTATTTTTAGAAATAGGAAAACAAAGATTAAAGGCTGGAAATTATTTATTAGTTGAAACATATGTATCAATTGATATAGCGAAATATCCAAAAATTTGGAAAGACCGTATTTTTAAACGATATTATATTGCAATGCTTAAAAAGCAATGGGCTCAAAATTTGATGAAATTTACCGGGGTTCCCTTGCCAGGTGGCGCAAATTTAAATGCTGGGGCCTTAATGTCTGATGCTTTAAGAGAAATTCAAGAAATTGAAGATAAGATAACCAAGATGTACGAACCACCTCCAGATATTCAAATAGGTTAATATGCCAATAAATCCATATTTTCAAGAATATTCAGGAGAACAAAATTTAATTGAAGAAATTTCTATAGAAATAATACAAGCTATGGGAAGGGATGTTATATACATTCCCAGACAATATCTTAATATTGATAAAATTTTTGGAGAAGATGTATCGTCGCAATTTACAAATTCATATGCGATTGAAGCTTATGTTGATTCGTGGAAAGGCTTTAATGGAACTGATATAGTAAATCAATTTGGAATAGAAGTTAAAGATAAATTGTCTTTGACAATATCTAAAAAACGATTTGAGCAAATTATCTCTACTGGTGATGCTTCCATAACAAGACCGAGAGAGGGAGATTTAATATATTTTCCATTATCAAAAAGTTTATTTGAAATTAATTTCGTAGAACATGAAAATCCTTTTTATCCATTAGGAAAAAGATATACTTATTTTTTAACATGTGAAATGTTTTCTTATAGCATGGAAAAAATTGCAACAGGAAATACTGCAATTAATGAAATTTATGATAATTCATATAGAACATTCTATGACATGACTGTTGGAAGCTTTACTGGTGGTTCAGGATTCTATGAGGGACAAAGAATTATAAAAGTTACTGGACTGTCTGGATCAGGAGAAGTAGTAGATTGGAATGCAGGAATGTCTTTGATTACCGTTAATATTTTGTCCGGAACATTTGCCGCAGGCTCCACAGTGTTTACTATTCAAGATTCTTCCAATAACTATCCAATTACAACCGCATATATCACAGGAATAACTGCAAACCCATATAGATATATGTCATACGGCCCAGGAAAGACACTCAAAGGAAATAATGAAGATTTTGAAGCGGAAAGATTTAATAAAGACATAGTTCCATTTGATGAAAAGAATCCATTCTCGGAGGGTACTTGCTAATGTTTGGTCCTTTTTATGGAGAATATTTTAGAAAATTAGTAATAGGTGTAGGTACACTTTTTAATAATGTCTATGTTACACACAAGGAAGATAACGTAGAACAAACAATTCGTGTTCCTTTGACATATGCACCAAAAGAAAAATTTATCAGAAGATTATTGGAAGAATCGTCAATTACCGATACAACAAAAATAGGCATTAGATTGCCGCAAATGAGTTTTGCCATTAATCAGATTGCTGTAGATGGTTCAAGAAGAAGGAATAAAGCATACAAAGAATATTTTCCAACTTCAAACGGTCAAGCATATGTTGTTCCCGTTGAAGTGCCAGTTAATGTTAATTTTAATCTTTTCATGTATACCAGACACATTAACGATACCTTGCAGATTGCAGAACAAATCATTCCACATTTTAATCCAGAATATAATTTAAAAATTAATTACAATCTTGCAAGAGAAGAAATAACAGTTCCGTTGGTAATGTTAAATACCCTTCAATTAAATGAAAGATATGAAGGAGATTTTGGTGGAAGACGATTAAATATGTCTAGCATGGCATTTGTTGCCAAAGGATATATTTTTGGTCCTCCTCCAAGCGGAAGCACACCAACTATAAACACTATTACAGAATTTGACTTAAATACAGAAATTTTTGATAGTACAGAAGGCGGATAATGTATGAAAGATGTTGATGATAATTTACATAATTTTTTTGAAATAGAACCAGTACAAAAAACAGAAATAAAGGAAGAATCAAAACCAGGTGTTACTGGTTGTGCATTGCAGGATTATGAATTTGCTAGAAAAAATTTAAGAGAACTGATTGGTAATGGAACTGAAGGATTAAAAGGAATCATGAAGGTTGCAACTGAATCAGATAGCCCAAGGGCTTATGAAGTATTGGCTAATACAATAAAAACCCTTGCAGAAATAAATGTAAATTTAATGGATGTTTCGGCTAAATTTGCAGAAACAAATAAAGTTACTGTAAAAAATAATACAAATAATTCTATATTTGTAGGAACAACAAAAGATTTACAAAAACTATTAAAACAGCAATCAGAAGTTGTGGAGGTTGAATCAAATGAACAATCAACGCTCAGGTTACCGAGCAAATCCGAATCTTAAAGCTCCTGGTGTTAATTTAAATTATACACAAGAAGAGCTTGAAGACTATCTAAAATGCGCTAAGGATCCAATACATTTCATTTCAAATCATGTAAAAATTGTAACCTTAAACAAAGGTCTTTCTCCTTTTGAGCCATATGATTATCAAAAAAGATTTATAAATGAAATACACAATAATAGATTTGTAATATCTAAATTTCCTCGGCAAAGTGGCAAATCAAGTTGTGTATTGGGATATATAAATCATTACATTAATTTTCAAGCAGATGTAAAGGTTGCAATACTTGCAAACAAACAAAAAACCGCAACAGATTTGTTTTCACGATTGCAAACAGCATATGAAAACCTTCCGCAGTATCTTCAACAAGGTGTTTTAGAATGGAATAAAACATCACTTAAACTTGAAAACGG